GTGTTACAAATGTTTTATTCTGTTTTTCTTTTTTTGCTATTTCAAAACCAAATAATTCAAAACCAGCCATAAAATTTACCTTGTTATAATATTAAAAAAGAAAGGGGGAGATAACTCCCCCTTATCAAAGATTAAACATTAACTCCAATACTTACACCACCAATATTGACTGAACCACTAATAGAAACATCAATGCCATTAGTAGTAGAACCATCAAGACCTGAACCATCAACTGTGAAATTATTAATTGCAAATGTAACAGCAAATTCTTCAACAGCATCATTAGAATCCATTGCTAATTCAATAGCAGCAGCTTCTGTTGGATAGATATCCTGAACACGATAAGTTCTAATTACTCCACCACTTCTATCAAGTTGTGAAATAGAAGCATTACCATATACATTAGTACCAAGAGTACTCCTATTTTGTGAATGATTGGTAATAGCATTCATCCATTCTTCGATATGAGTTCTATTTCTCCAATCAGTATCATTAAGAATTGTTACAGTCCAATCAGCAAATGTTCTATCACCCGGTACTTTCAGTTGCCGTCCACGATATGGTACATCAATATTACCAATAGTAGAACTTGGAATTGATGTAGATTTTCCAAGAAATCGCAAATCCATTGCTCCAAAAACTGGAGCATTGATTACAACTTGAAAAAGATTGGGTCTTACCCCACCTTGAAAATTGTTTTTAAAATCTGAAATTGTAGCCATTTTATTACTCCTTTAAGTTTATATATATTTATAAGATTTAACCACCGATTTCTGAAAAAGAAACATCAGAACGAGCAGCAATAAAATTCAATTGAATATAATTAATAGACCTTGCTGGTTTAACATAAATGTCACCAACAAAACTATTTGTATCAATAATTTGTCCAGTATTATTTGAACTATCACATACTACCTTAAAGTCAGTAATACCTCGTCTACCTTGTACTTCTCTCAAGAAAGGTTCAACCATATTTACGAATTGTGAACGTGTAAACTCATCATTGAATTCAAATAACATTGCTTTAGCAGCAATACTAATTGCTTTTTCAAGAACGATAAACAAACGTCTTACATTAATTCTATCAAATGCACTTGGAACTGTCTGCATTGTCTTATCACCCCAAAGAACAACACCAGCACCTCTTTGTGTAATCAAAGGATTAACACTAAGTTGATAGAGTGTGTCACGGTCTGCTTTAGTAGCTTCCCAAGAAAGTTTAACAATATTTTTAACAGTACCACGATTCAACCCAGCAGGTGACCACCAAGCATCATTCGTAAAATCAGTTCTTGCACACAATCCAGCAATGTCACCATTCATGGGAGCATAACGGAAAACATCATTGTATCGGTCATACTGATATTTCCATGCACCATCCATGACTGCATAACTTGAAGAACCAAGAGCAGTATTGTCAGTTGTCAATGCAGCTACTTGACCTGTTCCAGCATTTACTACTGAAGCTTTTGCAGGTGAAACAAGTGCAATACAATCTTTTCGTACAGATGTAATGTTATCAACAATATAACGTGCAGTAGTTGTTGATGCAGGTCCTGCCATTACAAGAGTAACATCTACAACTTCTGGAACAATATAAAGTGCATAACCAGCTTGTAATTCACCATCAGAAAGAACATTGTCATCAACACCAAGTGTTAATGAACCACCAGGATATTCTTCACCAGATACAGCACTATTAAAAGTTAAAAATGCTCCACCAGCTTTTGCTAATCCTGCGGCCTTATCTGAACCAGTTGAATTGGTAGTAAGTTGTGTGACTAGACCCAACCATACATATGCTGATTCATTTCTAAGTACAGTTTTAATATAGTTAGAAGAACCATCAATTCTTTTAGCATCAGATGCTTTACTTATGAAAGCATGCTTTTCTAATACTTCACCAGGTGTTCCTGTCCAAAGACCATCTTCATCAATAACAATAACGTGCATTTCATCATTTGAACCACCCGCATTAAGAACATCAGTTGATGTTCCGGGTGCTCTATCGAAATGTGATTTATATGTCCAAGTACTATATGCTGCCTGATCACACGCTTCTACTTTTAAACTATTTCCTAATACACCAGGATATTTTGCAACAAACAACTGGTCTGTGAAAGTATCATTATCATAATCAGTTGCATTGTTTACATTTGCTGCGGTTCCTGCATCATTGTCACCAACTACTGCGTTCTTTGCAGCTACTCCAACATTTCTAACAACCAAAAGGTTATTTGAATATGCAAGATAGTTAGCAGCAGTAAGAAACCATTCTGCTGTATCATCATTTGGTTTACCAAATACTTTTACTAAATCATTTTCTGTAGTGATGGATGTTCTCTCCAATACAGGACCCCATTGAAAACCACCAGCGATAGCACCGATAGATGTGGCAACATTGGGAACAACTGTAGTAAGATCAATCTCACTAACATTAATTCCGGGACTTACTTGAAACGCCATAACATTTCTCCTTTACAATAAATTACATTTTTTATATTGATATAATTGTCATCAAACTCATAATTTGTTATTCTACATTTGTCCAAACGGTTCCTTCAGAATCTACTTCATATTCTTGTTGATTCAATCCATTATCAATAATTCCAAACGGTGTAGTTAAATCATCAAGTTCACTTAATTGATTTTTATAGAGATTATCTCTAATATTTTGATTTGATAATTCTTTAAAGTATTGCTGGTCAACCAACCACGCAAATAAAACCAATGTCATTACCAAGTCATCATTTGCTCCTTCTTCAGCTGAATATGATTCACCAGAAGAAACAAATGTTGTTAATTCTGAAATGATATCGTAATCTGGTATTAAGAGTTTATCATCTTCTATTAAGGCTTTTAAATTGGAACAACCTATCTTTTTCATAGATTTTGTTGTTCGTACGCCAAATTGTGAATCTCTTTTACCACTTACAAAACCACTTAATTGTTGCCCATGTCTTCCATACCACGCTGTTGAAAATAAGTTTTCATATTCCAAATCGTGATGAAGAACATCAGAAACTTGTGATCCTATATCATTTACTTCAATAAGAATATAAGCATCATTATACTTCTTACCTATAATATTTATAATATTTGGAAAGACCAGTGGTGCAACAAGATTATTTTTGTATTTTGCTACTATTTTGTATGGAATTTCAGTAATATCAAAAACTGTGAAGGCAGAATAGTCAATCCCTTGTCCACGAGCTACATCAACTGTAATAACATATAAACGAGAAGGGTCAACATCTTCAAAAACATCTACATCACTTCTTCTATATATTGGATCATTATACGATAACTCTTGTAATTTTTCATAAGAAATAAGTGTATTTGAAGAACCTAAAAACTCTGCTTCATACTCTTGTCGGAAAGCATCAGTACCTATTGTTGATTCAATCCTTTTCTTCCATTTTTGATCACGGTCAGGGACTGATGACCAATGTACTTTGAATGGTGTAAAATCGTTTATACCATTTTCAGCATCATTCCAATATTTGTAAAACATATTGAAACCATTTGGTGTAGATACAATAATAACTTTTGTTTCTTTACCAGATGAAATAGTAGGATAAACAGAACGAATAAATTCATCTGCTATGTGCCTCTGTACATGAGCAAACTCATCAAGTAGAATACAGGAAAATGAAAATCCACGAATAGCACTTGAAGATGTGGATGAAGCAATAATCTTACTTCCATTTTCAAGTTCTAATGAACCCTTATTCCATTCTTTTAATCCTTGTTGAAGAAACTTAGGAAGATGTTGATAGGCTATCTGAATACGACTTAATAATTCTCTTGCTGTCGCTGCTTTATTAGCAAGAATACCAACTGTTTTAGATTCATTAAATAAAACATAATGTAATAACCAGCCAAGTGTAGTAGTTGATTTACCAACCTGTCGGCCAGTCTTTACAATAACATTTCTGTTATCATCTATGGTTTTTATTAAATCTTTTTGGAAAGGATATAAAGAGAAAGGAATAAGACCTTCATCAACATGAACAATCTTTACATGAGTTTCCAAAAAATATATAATATCATCGCGACACTTTATATATTCTTCAATCTCTTTTTTGGTGAAATTATGTTGTACATCTGCTCTTTTTAGCAGAGAATTTCCTAAGTATTGATCACTCATAATTTATTTCTTTTTATTCAATAATTTCTGTAACTCAGCGGTACTTCCAATAAATAAAGAATTATTAACTGTTGAAGGTCCGTTCGTTTCTTTCTCAATTTCTTTTTTCGTTTTCTGTAGAAGTAAAAGTTCTTTTGTAGTAGTTGTAAGACTATTCATAAGTTGTCCTAATACTTCAAAAGACCTTGGACTTTCATCTGCTTTAGCTATTTCAATAAGTTCACTAATAGCTTCATTCCCTTTATCAATAATATTGTGATATTGATTTTGAGAAAATTCATACTCAGTCGTAAGGTCCTGTGTATTTATTTCAACATCAGGTGATAATGGTTTTTCTTTTTTAACCAAATCCCCTGTGATGTCCAAGACTTTATTGAGTTTTTCAACTGTGGTTTGTTTCATATCATAAATCAGTAATTGTAGTTGTAAATCCAAAATCATCATCAGCATCAGCTGTCAATGGGTCTGGTTTAATATCTATATTAACATCTTTTTGATCATTCATATTAGCTCCAAGATTAACATCCACTTCTCTAATAATACCCTTATCAGATGTTCTACCATATATATGACCCTTAACAGTAAAAGTCAAAGTATGTATCAAAGCTCGTCTTGTTAAAAAATCACCTTCATATGTGTCCTCAGTGGTAACACTATTTAGAATGATTGGAATATCTCTTTTGATTCCCATAGTAGACATTTCATTCATAGTCACTTGGAATTCTGGTGTAAAGTATGGAAGTATTTGTTCAAGTATTTGTGTTCCATCATCACTATACTTTACCATGACACTCAAAGTAATATTAAAGTCATATGGAACAGGATTAAATACTGTATTTAAATCTGTAGTACTACCTGATTTAACTTTTTTAAATTTCTTTGTAGTTTGTAATTTTCTTATAGAATCATAAGCATAATCAGTAATCTCAAAAGACATTCGTGGTAATGTTATAGTATCTTGTTGATTGAGTCTACTTAAAAACTTTTCGGCAGGTCCATAAGCTATAGGAATTTTAAATTCACGTTCTGTTGTTCCATCAGACTTTAAGCGCTTTACAGAAATATCATTAAATACTGTTCCAAACAGTACTACAATATTTCTTATATTTTTATTATATGAATGATATCCAAACATTATAAGTCACCCTCACTCCACGGATCCATTTCAGAAAAGTCTAATATGTTATCACCATCAGTTTCAAAAATCTTATTATCAGCATATGGAATTGTTGGTAACAATTGATCATCTGTTGCAGCTGCTTGTGACCATACTGCACCACTTGTATCACCAGTAATATTTGTTGAAATTGCAAATGTACCAACAATATTATTAACTCTTAGTGTTCTTGTGTCAGCAGTCCAAGCAGCAACTATTGCTTTACTGGTCGCTGTTGCTAATGTTGCACCTTGATATACTGCTTCGTCTACTACATATGTTCCAGTTCCACCAGCAGTTAATAGTAAATCAACTGCATATGCATTTTCTCTTTCAACTTTATCTACATCAGTACCAGTATCAATTTTTTCTTCACCATATTGGAAAACTTCACAAGTTAATTCAAAAACATAATTCTTTCCAATTTGGTAAAACGGTTGTTCATCTTCAACAAACTTAATTTCAAATAACCCTTTAGATAATGGAAAATAAATCAAATCACCTTCAAGTGGTTTAGCCATATCTGTTGCAAACTTAAATGATTCAACATGAGCAACTAAGATAAGTTCATCACGAATGTCTAAACCAAATTTAGCAATAGCATCAACACCCGGACCACCGAAATTATCACTAGACTTAACATACATTTCAATTTGATATGCATTTGTGAATTGTGATAAAACGTCTTCATTCATTACTAAATCTTCTTTAACTAGAGTTCTCGGCATATACATTACATCTATACCAGCCTGTTGTATAACCTCTCTGTTAATTTCGTTTAGTAAATTTTGATCTGCTAGTGAATTCTGAAAATAAATATTAGAAGCCATAGATTAACCTATAAATCCATCTGGTGGGAGTTCGTATTTAAGACTCATTTCTTCTTCAATCTTTATAATTTCTTCAGTTGCTTCAGAAAAGATTGTTTGTCCATCTAATGAAATTCCACCCGGTAATGTAACACCAGTAAATTTCTTTAAGTTACTTCCCCATTGTTGTTTAATTAATGCAGTAGCATATTTTTTAATAAACATATCATTATAGACTTCTGTATATGTGACAGGGTCAAGTGCTCTATATGCTTCTATGATAAGAATACTTCCAACAGAAAACTTATTTGTCCAATCTGTTTCCAAATACATTTTATTTTGTTTTCTATTAAACAATAAAGTAGGTTGAACAGAAAACAAATGCTCTACTAATGAAAAATTAACTTGTGACATAGCCCAGTTAATCATTGTAGAACTTTGGAAATTTTCCAAATCATTCAGTCGTAATTGATATTCTTCATTAAAGAAACCAGTTTGGAAAGCATTGAAGTTTGGAATAGGTAATACACGCAGAACACTAACAACAGGGTCAGCAACTGCTATATATTCATTATCAATATCATCCTGTGTTATAGTATGCTTCAGAAAAACTTTTTCAATTCC